GCACGGCTGGTTCTTCAGGTTTAATAGGAATTATTACTGGCGTTAATGGAACTGGCGGGATAACTGCTTTCACAATAACAAGAGGTGGACAAGGCTACGCGATTAACGATGTATTAACATTCGTTTCAGGAGACGGTATTAACGGTACTATGACTTTAGCTACAGCGCCAAATGGAGCTGTAACAGCAACAGATATAACTATAAATGCAGCTGGAGCAAATTATTCAGTTGGAGATATTATAACTGTAGCACAAGCTGGAAGTGGACTAGATTGTAAGTTTTGCATAAGATCAGTTCAAAGTGATTTACCTGTTATTGGGGATGCAGTTACATTTACAGCAGTGCCTATTGGAGAAATACTACCAGTATCGGTTGATTACATTGTAGCAACTGGAACTACAGCTACAGGATTAGTAGCTTGTAAATAACATTAGAACAAGTAACTATATAAATATAAATCAAATCTAATTATTTAAAATTATGAGTAAAGTAACAAAGACTATTGAAGTAGAAGGAAAAGAAGTTAAAACTATCAAACCTGAGCAGCTAAAAGCTATTAAAGACCAACAAGTAAAATTGCAAAACGCATTTATGGATATTGGTTACATTGAAAGTAAAAAGCATGAAGCTTTACAAATACAGGCGGAAGCATCTGAGGTTTTAGAGGCTACTAAGAAAGAGCTAGAAGAAGAGTATGGTCAAGTTAACATTGATCTTACAGATGGTAGCTATACGGTTATTGAGAAAAAAGATGAGCCTGTTATGAAGAAAGCATAATGAGTTCTATTGTAAGAAAGATCAGTATAGGTTCTGACTATAAAAACGATGCCATGCACTACGCAGTTGGGCAGAACGTTTATGGTGGACACACTATTACAGCTATACTACACGATCAAGAATCAAACTCTTACAGCATATACATTAAAAAAGAAGATGAGGTAATGCCATGGAAGAAATTTAATTCTAACATGGCAATATCTGTTGAATACGATTTAGAGTATTAATGAAGAGCTTGTACGACTTCATCATCAAGCCTCTTGGTGATAGATACGAAAACGAGATAAAGATTGGTGACAAGACTTTAGTTTTAAATACTAAGATAGAAAGTTTTAAATCTGTAAACAACCTAGCGGTTGTGGTAGAGACGCCAAAGGCTTTTAAAACAAGTATAAAAAAAGGAGATATAGTATTAATACATCATAATGTTTTTAGAGTATTCTATGATATGAAAGGTGTTAAAAAGAATAGTAGGTCATATTTTAAAGATGGTTTATATTTTTGTGCTATTGATCAAATATATTTGTATAAGAATACAGAGGATTGGATTTCATTTGGTGACAGATGTTTTGTGATGCCTCTAAAGAACGAAGACATTCTAACGAACGATAAAGAGCAAAAGCTTATTGGTATACTAAAGTATGGTAATAAGTCATTAGAGGCACTTAATATTAACCCAGGAGATGTAGTAGGTTTTACACCTAACAGTGAATGGGATTTTGTCGTTGACGAACAGAGAGTTTTCTGTATGAAATCTAATGATATTGTAATCAAGTATGAACACCAAGGAAACCAAGTTGAGTATAATCCAAGCTGGGCACATCGCGATAGAGGAGTTAGTTAAAGTAGCTAAAGAACTTATCATAGACTCAGATGATGATTTAACCGCGGATAAACTTAAAAACGCTGCTGCTACAAAAAAATTAGCAATATTCGATGCTTTTGAAATACTTAAGCGTATAGACGAAGAAGAAAATATTCTTAACGAGAAACCTAGTAAAGCTAAAGAAGAAAAAGCTTTTAAAGGATTCGCTGAAGGTAGATCTAAATAATGTACGAGCAAATTTTATATAAAATTTTACCTAAACACGTAAAAACCAAAGTATTAAACAGAAACAATAAGTTTAAGAAATGGAAGTATGGTTATGACGAAGAGCATGACATGGTGGTTATAAGTAAAACTGGAGAGATTGGAGAGATATACGAGATACAAAATCTTGTAATAGCCTTACCAAAAGCTACTGACGTAGCTATGATGGACGGCAATAAGTGGAGGGCAGCTGAGTACCCTAAAGAATTAAAAAATATTAAAACTGTTTTTGATTGGAAGAATTACTCTGAACAATTTAAAGAAAAATGGTATGACTATATTGAAGAAGAGTTCCAAAGGCGTGAAAAAGGTTATTGGTTTTTTAACAAAGACAAGCCTACTTATATTACTGGTACTCAGTACATGTACTTGCAGTGGTCCAAGATTGATGTTGGGAAGCCAGACTTTAGAGAGTCGAACAGGTTATTTTATCTCTTCTGGGAAGCTTGTAAAGCGGACTCAAGATGTTATGGTATGTCATATCTCAAGAATAGACGTAGCGGATTTTCGTTTATGGCATCAGGGGAGGCGGTCAACATGGCAACAATATCAAGCGATTCACGGTTTGGAATATTGTCCAAATCTGGAGCCGATGCTAAGAAAATGTTCACAGATAAAGTTGTACCCATTAGTGTTAACTTCCCGTTCTTCTTTAAACCAATCCAGGACGGTATGGACAGGCCCAAGACGGAACTTGCCTATCGTGTCCCCGCCTCGAAGCTTACCCGTAGGGGACTCGATTCGAAAGTTCAAGCCGAAACTCTTACGGGGTTGGACACCACCATTGATTGGAAAAACACCGGCGACAATGCGTACGACGGTGAGAAACTCAAACTCCTCGTCCACGATGAGAGTGGGAAATGGGAAAGGCCGAACAACATCCTCAACAACTGGAGGGTTACGAAAACAACGTTAAGATTAGGTTCTAGAATTATAGGAAAGTGTATGATGGGATCAACATCAAACTCTTTAGATAAAGGTGGTGAAAATTTCAAACAATTATACAATGGATCAGACGTTACAAAGAGGAACCGCAACGGGCAGACTAGTTCAGGACTCTATTCTTTGTTCATTCCTATGGAATGGAACTACGAAGGATACATCGATTCTTATGGCTTTCCTGTATTCGATACACCCGAGAAAGAAGATGTAGTAGATTGCTTTGGTGATCCAATAAAAATAGGTGTAATAGAGTTTTGGAAGAATGAAGTAGAAGGATTAAAAGACGATCAAGACGGGTTAAATGAATTTTATAGACAATTTCCAAGAACTGAAGAGCATGCATTCAGAGACGAAGCAAAAGAGTCTTTATTTAACCTGACGAAAATATACGAACAAATAGATTACAATGTAGATCTTAGAAACTCATCAATAGTTACCACTGGTACTTTTCAATGGGAAAACGCTAAGCTGGATTCAAAGGTT